CTCTAGCTCAATAGTCTTTTGCTTAACCTCGTAGGTTGTTATCATAAAAAGTAATTAAGTTCGCCTGTTCTGTAAAGCCTACTCTCTGACTTTCTACGTCTAATCAATCCTGGTACTTTCTTTTTCTTCACATAGACCCACATCATAAAACAATGATGCACCTTTTTATCATTGGTATCCCATTGAACCTTCTTAAATAAAGAACTCTTTAGGAAATTACCTATACCAATATTGTAAACAAAGGAACACAACGCATCGAATTTGTCTTGATTAACCAAGCCTGGAAGGTGTTTATTGATATAGAACTCCCGCAAAGAGATGGCATTCATTAATAGATCATCCGCTCTGCCCTGAGAGATCGCATCCTGAAGTTGAACCTTTACCCCATTCTCATAGGTAGTGTTGCCCCAGCCTATTGTAGGTACACCTGCTGGGCATAAATAAGCCGCTAGCCTACAAGATTCAAAGTGCTTTATTAATTCAATTCCCTTCTGTGAGATATTCATCAATTTGACTCCTCTTAAATGGTTTGCGAATATAGTCATTTAATCCGTGACTTTCCCCAGTTGATACTACTACTATCTTTGCTTTGGTTTTCTTGTGAAGCTGATGAAGATAAATCATCCCTCCGAGTCCAGGAAACCAAACATCTGTAAAGATTAAATCAAAGTCTTTACACTTAGCTAGTACTTCGGTTGAGTGTTTGGCTTCCCTTATCCAATGACCTGTGCAGATACGTTTAATCAGCTCCCTTTGATCTGCGTTCTGGTCGGCAATCAGTATCCTCATGTTCCTGTCTTATCTCCGTCCTTCGCTGAAATGAATCCAATAGAGATTAAGATAGTTTCAATGATACCGAAGACCTCAACAGAGATAACGTCTGATTGAAATAGTATCCCAGCCAGAGCGATTAAAATACCACCGACTGTTGTCTTCCAATTCTTCTTAAAGAATAATCCTAATTTTTGCCAAATTGTTAATGTTTCCATTGTTACTTGTTTTTGTTAATACTACGTTCTCTTATTTTATAACATATATTTACTGCCGTTAATATACCTACAATTATAGAAATAGAAAAAGCCACAACTTGAAACCAGAATACAACTTCATCTTTAGTTTCGTGTGCAAATGTAGGGAGTATTCCAAGAATGAAAGCACCTATCGTTGTGCTTGATCCAGCAGTAATGTCTAGTCGTATCATGGTAGTTTATTTTAGTCGTGTGCATCCCCTCATGGGTATATAAATAGATCCGTTTGTATACTGAACAGGAAGATAATTAAGCGTATTAGGTGGAATTAATTGCACCACCTCGCATTGGCTTGTGAAGTCTAATGTAGAAGATCCGTAAACCTCGAAGTAAAGTTGTGCTATTGCCCCATCAAATGTCCATGTATTCCATACTATCCCACCACCTGAAACCGAAGGAGTAGCTGTCCATATTAAGATTATATGGCCACCCTGGTTTCCGATCATCATATCAGGTTGAGATAATTCAGAACCACAAAACTTCAGCACAGTTGGGTCGAAATCTATGTAGATAGACAACGCTCCAATCTCCACCCAATTTGCTACATTTACGGGTATGATAACGGTTTCTTTTGGCATCGCCTGTAACTCAGGTATCGAAGCCGTCTGGCTGAATCCTATCGTGGACAGGAGCATCAGCAAAATGATTAGCTTCTTCATGGTTTGTATATTCGTATCCAATCCACGTATGCGGAGGTTGGAAACATTATTGCCTTATTGGAATCGTTTATTAAGGTTGTATCGCAATTGCTGTATATTTGATTTTCTATCATAAAGTAAATAGGTTCTACGTTTAATCCTACTTCGTTTATTGTCCAGATTGCTACGTTGTCAAGGTAGATTGTCATGCTGTTTGGCAGTACCAATGCTGAATAAATATGGAACTTGTCAGACAGGTCAACGGGAAAGGTGAACTTCTTGGTGTGGGTCATCCTATGTCCACCGTCTACCTTCCTATGGATTGAACTTGTAAACGCTTTACTATCCTCACACTCAAATTCTTGATAGTCATTTTCAGGTTCCCAACCATTTGGGCTGTAGCTTACTAATGCAGTCCAATACGTGCCACCTCTGGGAGCAACCTTCATCCGTGCTGAAACAAACACAGGAGCGTCGTAGTTTTTAATTGTAGCTATTGAACTACCTACCACTCCACAACTCTCAGGATGCTTATTCAAATCAGTTACTAAGGCTATCGTTCCGTTGACCCACTTGGCTTGCTCTGGGTTACTCTCAAAGTAGTTTCTAGGATCGTTGGCAGGAACTACACTTCCGTCAGGATTGTACATTCCCCCTGCCCTACGATGGACATGATTCACTCCCCATACTGCACAAACGTCTAAGTCTTTTGTTGGTGGCTTGTCGGTAGGCTTCTCGAACTCGTATCTGTCCGATATGATGAAACCCGTTGGTGGCTTATCATTCGTTGGAGGGTTCGTGAGAATATTTATGGGTACAGGACTACACCCAACCAAAAGAATCAATAATATGAATAGTATGTTTCTCATTAGTTATTACTCCTACTCCTCTCATACCAATTACCTAGACCCTCGACCCATTTCAATACTATTTCATCGCCCTTACCTCCTACCCATGTTACGCCTTCATCCAACTTTATGTTGTTGTTTTGATCCAGTGTAATTGTGTTGGTGTTATCAAATCCTGTTATTGATATTATCTGTCCGTCGTATTTTCCATTAGCTATTTGTTTCACCCCTGCCGTAAAATCAACCGCACTAGGAGAATTGAAATAAATCGTACTTGCCAAAGCCTTCTTCTCTATCCCCGTAGTGTCATTAACCGTATATGTATCCGTAGCAGTTCCCCCTGTTGTGATTGTGGATATTGAGATTAACGGATTGAGTGCGTCAAGTTCTTCTTTATGGTTTTGTAAAGCCTTTACTAAAACTGCAATAAATCTTTCATAAAATACAGTCTTTGCCACCGTGTCGATTGTTCCGCTTACAGTTCCCGGTTGTGTTTCATGCAGAACCAAATTAGAATTTACACTATCAACTTCTTCGGCAATAAATCCATATCTTTTCCATTTAGAGGAATCTGACTTGTAAATAAAGTTTACAGGGCGGAGTTTGTAAAGCCAATTAATATTCTCCATTGGTTTTATCTTTTCTTTTGCTGCTTTTTTAGAGGTGCTATATCCCATCTTTCCCGTATTGTCTATAAATACAGCAATCTCACTAGCTGTTACCTCTGTGTTGAATGTTCGTAATGAATGTAGGTTTCCTAGTTTATCAATTTTGAAAGCACTATCTCCGTAAGCACCATCATTATCATTAGAAACAATCAATAAATCTGATGTAGTTTTATTCCCATCTATGTGTGTTAAGGCGGTTGGTGCAACAGTCCCTATGCCTACGTTGCCTGTGGCATCAATAGCCACTTTTGTGCCTCCGTTATAAAATCCGAGTATCCCATCTCCCGCCCTGCCGTTTTCTATATTCCATTGCGACCCACCCGTTTCATCATCATCCAAAGTAATTAAGGGAAATAATGTGCTTTCACCGCCTGTAATAGTTAGACCCGTCAACCCTGTACCATAAACATTAATAATGTCTTTGAAATTTGAACTTACGGGAGCCGCATTAACCACCGCCCCACTCACCGTTCCATTAATAGAGTTACCGCTCTGGTCGTACCACGTTGCTGTTGACATCCCCGCTGGGTCAAGCGAGAGGACTTCGCCTACGTGAAGTAAGTTGGAACCTGTCAAATCACCTGCACCACCGCCATTTGCTCTTACTGTTCCAGAAGAATAAAGAAACGTAGTATCTCCTGTGGCTTTTACAAGTCCAATCATTAAGCTATCTGCTGTTCCTACATCCCATCTGTATTGCTTACCCGCTGTCAAGGTAATAGCTAGGTCTTGCGTAGCACTTGTATCGTATGTTGCTACTATCGCATTACTCGCCCCCGTATATTTATAAGGAGTCGCACCGCCCTCCGATAACGCTTTGACTACTGTTGCAGTTAATGAATTACTGAACACTTCTACACCTTGAATATCACCATCAAAGAAACTTGCCCCAGCGGTGGTACTTCCTATTGTTAAATCTCCTGCGTTGTCAAGTGTTAGACTTGTTCCAGATATATCTACTGTCCCCCCAGACGCTCCATCTAAATATGCCGTTGCATTACCTGACCTATCGAAAGTAATTATAAGCGAATACCATGTGTCGGCTACTATTTGAGCTGTTAAAATGATTGCACTTGCATCGGCAGTATTATCATCAAAACGTATATAAATATCATCATCAGTTTTGTAAATACCATACCCAATCCCGCCAGCTTCTTTATTAAGTAAATATTCTGTTCCTGAAACATTGCCAGTTTTAAATCTTAATGCTATTGAAAAGTCCCCCGTTCCAAAATCTATATCAGCATCATCACTAGCCGTTATTACATCGTTAGTCCCATCGAACCACATGCCCTTGCCATCTGCTACCGTGTTGTTGATCTCTTGGTGGTTGATTACTTTCTTACTGTTTTCGTAGAGGGATTTAGTGGCAGGGTCAAAGTTTAAGCCGTTGTAGTTTGTGGCCTGATACTCTCCAGCCGTTTCATTCCACACTGCCATTTCATTTGTGGTATCACCATCTGCAATGTTTCCACTTGTGGCAGCACCTACCTCTGTGCCGTTCCAAAACAGATCACCCGAAACATTGTACAATCTATCTGTTGTCGGTGATGGTGCAGCCGCTTGGTCAAATTCAATGTAATCCGAAAAGTTCGCCCGACCAGCAACAGATAAGGCGGTACCGTCTTGACTTGTGGCATACAAAGCGATACCAGCACTTGAATCAGATTGCGCCCATACTCCGTAAGCACCGCCTCCATCTTCCTCTCCGTGAGCGTAAACTGCATATCCGGTTCCATCACCGGGAACCCCTGTAATCTCAAAGTAACCGCCAATGGAATTATCGCCAGAGGATATGCCAATAATTGCCGTTTCTTCATCCTCTCCAATCACTTCCAGCCTTGCATTGGGTGTGTATGAATTTATACCCATGCTCCCCGGTGTCGGGTCCCATATTAAGTGCTTTCCGTATGCCGGTTCCCAACTATCACCATCCCAATATAACATCTCTCCGATTGAATCGCCAACCGCTACGGGTATCCGTGATCGGCGGTAAATTATTCCTGTTACCGTGTCAATCATTACCATTTTTTCCAATGTTGACGTATATGGAATATCTTTATCTACACTATCTATTTCGGAACGCAAAAAGTGCTTGCCGGCGACCCAATTCAATAGATTGTCATGGTTGATCTTTGTTTCATCTACATCAATGGAAAACGCTTGCAATGCAGCACCGGTTGGAGTGCCTGCTAGTGTAATTTTGGTCGAACCGACTGTTACGTTGGCCGGTGTAACCAGTGCAACATCCTCTTTTGCATAAAACTCCCCGGTCAATGGATTAAAGCCAACGGAAGTATCGCCTGTTGCAACTGCCAAATCCGGTGCAAAGACTGAACCACCGTTAAACTCATGGCGAGTAACACTGCTATTCCCATAAACAAACTGATTTGAGGCGGTTGTATAGGTATATGAACCCAGTGCCATTGAATTTACTGCATCCACCTTCTGCGATGCATTATATCCAGCAGAGTCTCCGATAAATATATTACCTGTGCCGGTGGTGTTATTCCATCCGGTAGCTGCTCCAATTCCAATATTGCCCCATCCTGTCGTGTTGCTATATAAAGAAGCGTACCCTAAACCTAAATTATAAAACCCAATTGTGTTTGACCTTAATGCAGATACTCCATTTGCCGTATTACCGTACCCGGTTGTATTTACAATCATAGATTGAGTTCCGATTGCGGAATTCCACGATCCGGTTGTATTAAGTTTTAATACTTGCCACCCAATTCCCATATTACTCGCCCCTGTCGTATTGCCGTTAAAAGCATCAGTTCCAACAATCGTATTATTACTCGCTTGGTTTGTGGTTCCATCCATTGTAAAGTTCCCGGCACCCTCACCGATAAAAACATTGTGTCCAATCGGTGTGGTGTTTGCGAAATTATGAATGAACGACTCCCCTTCTTTATAAATCACCCCTGTTGAAGCAGATGTAGTGTTAACCAATTCAATAGATTTGTCGCTCTTTGGGAATATCCGACCCGTTGTCGCATCCAGCCGCCATTGCACACTATCCTCAACCACCTCACCTTCCGGCCAGGGATATTTTAGAACAGTATCTCCGGTTGCAGACAAGGTCAATGCAAAGGTCGGCACCGTTACCAATGTATCCATATTTTTCATAACAACGGCAGAATCAAATTCAGAATAGCCACCGACATAAAGCGCATTAGGTGGTGCTGCCAACGGGCTGTACTCCGTATCCCTGTCGATATATAAAGCCACCCCAAATTGTGCAGCCATTATGTTCCCATTATCGACATGGTGCAATGTTCGTAATGTAGGGGTGCCTCCTGTGGTATCCCAAAGCGCAGCAGGGTAGTCAACACCAGCTACTGCCTGAGCCAATACTCCTGAAGTAGCTTTTAACATCCCCGTAATGTCATCATTAACTGTATCAATGTCAGGTTGTAGGTAATGCTGCCCACCCACATAGTTCAGTAAGTTGTCATGGTTGATCTTTGTTTCATCTACGTCAATACTAAATGACTCTAATGAAGCT